GACGATGGCCAGGATGCCCTGAAAGTCGCCCAGAAAAGCGACTCGAACTACGCCATTAAGATGGATTACGGCGACGGCACTGCCGACTACTACCTGGTCCAGGTGCTGAGCTTCCGCAAGCAGATCGGCAGTGCCGATTCCATCCGCAAGGCTTCGGTGTCGCTGGCTATCAACTCCGCGATCTACGAAGACAAGCCGTAATTCGCCCGGGGCTTCGGCCCCGGCATCACCCTAATTCCCCTCCTGAACAATTCAGACCCTCAAGGAAAATCACATGTCCAAGACTGACCACGGCACCGTTGAAGTAAATATCGGCGCAGACACCTACATCCTGGCTTTCAACCTCAAGGCCGTAAAGCGCATCGAGCGCGTTTTCGGCGGCATCCTGCCCGCCATGCAAGAAGTGCAGAAATTCAATCTCGGGGCTGTCGTGCAGGTGGTTGCCGCTGGCGCTGGCCTGGCGCTGAAGCCGAAGGAAGTCGAAGAGCTGGAAGAAGAAATCTACGGCACCGGCATGATCAGCATCACGCCGTCGCTCGTTGAATATCTGTCCGCACTGTTGAACCCTGCGGCAAAGGCGGCCGAGCAACTGGACGCCGCCGCTGAAGATTCGAAAAAACCCGCAAAAAAGTAAATCGGCCTGAAAACGGCAGCTATGTCGACGAGCTTTACGGCATAGCTACCGGCTGCCTGGGCTGGCCGCCCAGCGAGGCCTGGTCTGTATCCGTGCCTGAGATCCTGCTGGCCTGGGATGCGAAGGTGGAATTTTTGCGCAGCACCAGTCCCTTCGGATCGGGCGGCAAGAAGCCGGGGCCGCCACCGCCTCCCGAAGACGAAACTCGGGACGAGAAGCGCGAACGGATCAAGGCGCAGATGGGCGCTTACAAGTCCAGGGAATAGCCTGGGTGTTTAAATTTTGTGTACCCTCTCGGTTTTTTAGGGAGGGATACCAGTGAAAAAATTGTCTTTTTGGATTTCTGTTTTATTGATTTCAGGTTGCGGACAAGAGCCCAAGCTAACATCTGCGTGCGAAATGGCAGTGAAAACAATTTTGCGCGCTCCTGATTACTCTCGCTCAAATAAAATTGGATATATGATTTCTGGCATAAGCCAGCTTGATTTAGAAAAAATATACATTGAGCGCGCTTCAGATAAGCGATTGGCGCCAGCAACAAAGCGATATTTGGATATGATTTATGTAGGCGATGAAAAACTGCCGCATCAATATTGGATTGACTTGAAGGTTTCTAGTCCAGAAATTAACTCGGGATCCGAGTCTAACGTTAGCTGTAGATTTGTTGATCGTATGCCTGATGGCTTCTCTCTTGTGAAAATGAGCATTAACGGAAAAACATATTCAGGTGATGATCTTTTGATTTTGCAAGTTAAAAATGGTCCGCCGAATAAACTAACAGAATATCTCTTCTGAAAAGTTAGAGAGTTATAAACCGCCCAAGTGGCGGTTTTTTTGCGCCCGGAGAAAGTGAATGGCAGGTCAAGAAGTCCAGGGGATGTTGATTCGCCTTGAGGCGACTACAGCGCAACTCCGTCAGGAAATGGCTCGCGCCGACTCGACCGTGGCCCAGGTCTCCGGGCGTATTGACTCACAGCTGAGTCGCGTAGACAGCGCGTTTGACCAGGTTGGTCAGAGCGCTCGAGCGGCGGGCGACATGGTCAAGACCGCGCTCGCGGGCGCCGTCAGCGCCGCCGGATTGAGCGAGCTGCTCAGGCATGCCGAGGCTTACACGACTGTAGCGAACCGGCTGAAGCTGGTAACCACGAACGCCACTGAATTCACAGCCGCCCAAAGCGCCGTGTTTGATATCGCCCAGCGTTCTGGCCAGCCACTGACAACCACGGCAGAGCTGTATCAGCGGATCGCAACGAACCAGAAAGAGCTGAAGCTTTCCGGCCAGGGTGTTGCCGGGATTGTTGAAACCATTGCTAAAACGATGGTGATCAGTGGTTCTTCCACCGAATCGGCGAACGCCGCATTGATCCAGCTGGGGCAAGCGTTCGCGTCCGGCGTGCTGCGCGGCGAAGAGCTGAACAGCGTGATGGAACAGGCCCCGGCGCTGGCCCAGGCCATCGCCAAGGGCATGGGTGTGTCTGTGGGCGCTCTGCGCTCGTTGGGCGCGGCGGGCATGCTGACTGCCGATTCTGTGGTCAAAGCCCTGCAGAATCAGGCTTCGGCGGTAAACGAGCAGTTCGGGAGAATGCAGAACACAGTCAGCACGGGAATGACCCGGCTCGACAACTCGGCCACAAACCTGATCGGTAAGTTCGACCAGGCCACCAGTACCAGCTCCCGGCTGTCCGATGTACTGACGAGCATGGCCAAGAGCCTGGATTCAGTTTCTGCAAATGGCGACTCTTTTTCCGAGACCGTTGCGCGCGTGACAAATGTTGTTGAAACACTCGCCTTCATCGTCGGGGGCCGCTTGGCGGTGGCAGTAGGGCAGTCCGCGATTTCTTTCGTTTCCGCAACAAAGGCCTCGATTGAGCAAACGGCGGCACTTGTGCGCTCGGCCCTGGCTGCTAATACCGCAACTGTCGCAGCGGCTGCAAGTGCAAAGCAGTCTGCGGTTACTGCGTTGGCGAGGCAGGCGGATGCCAAGTCTTTGCTTGATCTTGCCAGCATCGAACTGGCGACTGCCGAGCAGAAAGTGGCGACAGACCGCATGCGCCAGGCCTCAGAACTCGGAAACCTCAAGTTCACCGAAGCCAGCCTGGTTGCCGAGCGAGAGCTGGAAATGCAGCGTCACGCTGCGCAAATCACTGACGTGGGTCGAGCTCAGTCCATTACCCGAATTGGCGAGCTCCGTGTTGCCGAGACGGCAATCATCAACCAAGTCAGGGCCGCAGAGTTCGCGCTTTCTGAAACGATTTTTTCGACATCGGCCGGCATCGAGACCGCGTATAAAGCACGCGCTACTGCGGCGGCGGGCTACGCAGAAGCCACCTTGGCGGCGAACGAGGCGATTGCGCTCTCTGATAAGGCTACCGCTGCCGCCACAGCCACATCACGCTCCATTGCCGGGGTATCTGCTGCGGGCACTGGCCTTATGGGTCTGCTCACCGGCCCCGTTGGGCTTATAGCGACCGCTGGCCTGGTGGCCCTGTCTTTTTTCAACTTCGGCAAAGGCACTGATACAGCCACGCAAGCGCTGATTGATCAGCATGCAACTATAGATGAGTCGATTAAAAAGTTTGAAGAGCTCGGCGCGGCAACGCAGCGTGTCCAAAGACTGACCTGGATTGATCAGCAAAAAGAAGCGCTCAAGGAAGCCGGCAGCGCGCTGGATGATTACACCTACAAGGTAGAGCGGACCATTGTCTTCCCAGACGGTGGCGCCGAAAAATTCCGGGCAATGATTGACGAGGTGAAGAGTGGTCAGCGCGATCTGAGCAGTGTTACCTCCTGGTTAGAAAGCACGATCAAGCTTTACCCGGAATCCGAGAAGGCTCTGGCCAAGTTGACTCAGACCTACGACGACAACACGACCCGGGCTGGTGAGCTTGGGAAAGTCCTGAAGGTTGTCACTACTGAGTCTGGTAATACCGCCAAAGCGGCTGCGAACCTGGCGACCGTTCAACAGGCATCCGGGCCTACCGCCGCCAATGCCGCCGCATGGGATAAGTATTACGCGCAGTTGATCAAAACGCGCGACCTATTAGGTGCGAATGCCGAGGCCGAAGCCGCCTATACCGCGGCGAAGATGGGCGCGACTCCTGCCCAGCAGGCAGCGGCGAAATTGATCGGCGAACAGACGGACACGCTCAAGAAATACCAGGAAGCGATCAAGCAGAACAATGAAGTTGAAAAAGCGGCATTGAGGATCAAACTTGCCAACCTCTATGCTGTAGAGGACGCTCAGAACGAGGCCGCTGCTGCCCAGAAAAAGGCATTGGAGGACACCGCCAAGGCAGCCGAGGCCAGCGCCGCCCGCCAGGTCACAGCAATGCAGCAGGTCATTGACCAGACTCTTCGGGCGGTTCAGGGGCAAAACCTTCTTCTGGTACAGCCTCAAAAGCAAAATAACCTTTCCGGTGCCGCACTGCTCACCTTTGGCGGCGCAACTCCGGCCGCCCCGGTTGTGCCGAAGGCGACGCCGATTGAGCGCGCAAATGCCGCAACTGCCCAGCTGGACGCCACCACCGAGGCTAACAAGCGCGTAGACAAGGCCGCAAACGCTGCTGCCGCAGCACTCAAGGCCCAGGCCAAAGCGCTTCAGGACCTGCTGGACAAGTCGGGTATCTCGACCAAGGCGGCGAACGACATGGCGGACGCCTACCTGGGCGGCGCCGATAACGTCCGGGCGATGACGATCCAGCAGAAGATCGAAGAAGAATTGCTCAAGACCGGCGCCGGAGCGCGCGACAAGGTCACCAAAGCCATTAACGACATGCAGGACGCCGAGGATCGCCGGGACGTGGCCAAGACTGCAGCCGCGATGAAAGTCGAAGTTGACCAGACCCTGGCTCAGGCCAAGGCCACGCTTCAAGGCTCCGACGCGCTCGAGATCTACAACGTCAACAAGTCGATGCAGGTTGAGTTGGCGGGTAAAAACATTCAGTACGGCAGCAAGGAATACGACCAGCTGCTGAAGCAGACCAAGGCGCAACTGGAGGCCAATAAGGCGCTCGAGGCCGCGAACAAAGCCAATGACCTGGTCGACCGGTTGAATCCGCAAATCAAGCTGCTGAAGGAATACACCGAGGACCAGAAGGCCCTCAACGACGCTATCGCGATGTACCCGGAGAAGGCCGACCTTTACCGCGAGTCGCTGGTGAAGCTCGGGCAGGAATACGGCGACAACCAGGCCAAGCTCACCGTCTGGGGCCGGTTGACCGAAGGCGCGCTGGATCGCATCGACAAGTCTTTTGCTGACGCCTGGCTAAATATTGGCAAGGGGTTCAAGGGCTTCTCCGAAGGTTTGATGGATGGTTTCAAGCAACTGCTGGCTGAGCTGGCACACGAAGCCATCACCAAGCCCATTCTGATCAGCTTTGCCAACACCTTGCTGGGCACGAACAAGGCTGGCGGTGTTGGAGATGTGATTGGTGCGCTCAGTGGTGACAGCTCGAGCGGTGGCACCAGCGGTATCGCTTCGGTGGCGAACAAGCTTTACAGCGCTTACAACATTGTGACCGGCGTAGGCGCCAAGGTAGTTGCCGCCTACGGCGAGGGCGGCGTAACCGCTGCCGCGAAAGCTGGTGTGAATTACTACACCGACAAGATCAGCAGCCTGTACGACATTGCCAAGAGCGGCATGGCCACGCTGTTGGGCCAGCAGACTGCGTTGCAAATCGCGCAGCAGGCGGCCACCCAGGCCGCGCTGAACTACGGCATTACCGAAGGTGTGGCCAGCACCGTAGGCCAGTTCACTCTCGATGCGGCCGGTCAGCAGATAGCTGCTGGCATGGTGCAGCAAGCCGCCACCCAGGGCGTAGCTACTGCGGCCGGCGCGCAGGGCGCTAGTACCGGGGCTACAAGCGCCTTGGGCAGCGCCGCCTCAATGTGGCCGCTGGCGGTCCTCATGGGCATGATCCAGTCGGGCAAGTTGTACAGCGCGGGTGTGCGTCCTGACGCTGGTGCGATGTACGACAGCGCTGGCGGCACCGGGCTGGGCAAGGTCGTGATGAGCATCCCGACCCTGACCGCAAAGGCTTTCGAAATCGTCGATGGCGCCTTGAGCAAGATCGTTGGTGGCAAGGCTGCGGCAA